TATCCTCTATCTTTGCTGCTTCCTCCTCTCTGTGTCTCCACTCATCCCAAGTCTTAGCAGGTTTCTTACCTGCTCTTTCCCATTGACAGTAGTGATATAGTTCGTGTACAAGTACGTTATCCTTGAGCATATCAGGACGTACGTACACAACACCTATATCACCTGCTAAAAAGAAAGTAGAATTGGAAGGTGTAATAACTGCTGCATCAGGATAACAGTTAAACAGAGCCAAGAAACTAAGTACTGTTTGCAACATTTAAATCTCCTTTTCATATTTCACACACTCCTGCTACACAAGCTAACTGCTGCGCTCCTTCTACGTTGTCATCTTCCTCTATCAGTTCATCCCAATAGATTTCACTAGGCATCAGACGTAAGAGATCCTCGTACTGTTCTTGAGTACACTCTTCGTATGGTGCTTGTTTGTATGTGCCACCGTCATGTGGTAAGAATGATACACCACTGATGTCATCAAAGTTCTTCCAGCACCACGCACCTACTTCAACCCACTCATCTTCCTTGACAGAGATAGTGACAGATGGTTTGTGTTCACACCAGTGCTTCTGGTATGTCATCCAGAGATCCAAGTGTTCAATAGCAGTAAGGTCATCCCGTAGTGTAGCAGAGTCTGGTGCTTTCTTAGGGAAAGAGAACACAGTAGTAGACTCTGGTCTCATTACACAATCTTCTGCAGGAATACCCTGTTGAACCATGAACGTAGTAAGCGGATCTTTCTTGTCACCCCTAACTCTTCTAATATAATACTTAGAATGTCTAGGATGAATACCACTAGCACTATCAACAAGTTGACTGACAGTGCCAGAAGGCTTAACACAAGTGACGGAAGCAGGACAAGGGATATGCAAGTCAGAGGAAAGCTGTATGCACTCATCAACTGATACCATCTTGAGTCTTTCGAGAAGAGTCTTGAGTTGCTCATTGTTATCTCCAAGCATCTTGTTGTCTAAGATACCAGTCAACGATACACCTAACAGTCTCTCTTCCTCAGTATTGCGTTGCCATATCTTACGCAAGTACGGGAAGTGTGTCATCGTAGATTGATACGTACCTAGTATTGAAGCCAGTCTTACCTTTCGTTCAAGATCGTAGATACTGTCGCTCTCTCGAACAACAACCTCTGAAAGATTACAGAATTGGTAAGGTCTGAGTATAATTTCAGAACAAGGATTAGTGCCAAACTCCTGATCAGCATCTCTTCTTCCATTCCTAGCTGCTTGTTTGATTGCTGCTTCACGATTAAAGATACCACGTTCACCACTGTGGCTATGATACAAGCTAGTCCACTCGTTTAAGAACTGACCAACGTCAGGCTTCTCGTTGTATACCGCAGAGTTGTTAGCCAATGCACGTTGTGGATTCTCTGTCCACCACTGACCAGTCTTAGCGTGACGCATCTTGTCATCATCAAGATCAGATAGACTAATCATAGCTGACCTACGCACACCACCTACTACTACAACCTCAGCTACCTTACACATAATGTCGTGACACTCTAGTGTACTGAGCTTACGACCTGCTGCACACTTGAACTTACGTACAACAAACTCAAACAGTTCGTTCAATGGTGCTGGTCCACTAGCTCTACCACCAAAGGTCTTGAGTCTAGCACCTGCTGGTCTGATCTTACTGACATCCCACTTAGCTACCTCGCCTGAGTACAGCAATGCTATAAGCTGACGCAATGCCTTAGCCCATCCTTCTTTGCTGTCAGATACAACAACAGTTGTGTCACTATCAAACATCTTCTCAGGTACATCAGGCAACTTACTAACGTACTTGTTCTCAACGCTAAACCCTACACCTGTGCCACACAAGAGGATGTACATCGCCTCATCGAACGCTTTAGGATCATCAACAGGTAGATAACTACAGTTGTAACCTGCTGTGTTGTCCCTCTCAAGGGCCTTCCCTGCGGTCATGATGCTACGCATAGAGGGTACTACCTCCATGTTCTTGATCGCCTCACGTAGCTCTGAGTCAACGTTAACAGGTATTGTGTAGTCATGCTTAGACTTGAGGTGGTTGTACATAAAGTCCATGTACCTATCCACTGTCTCGTACCAGTCCTCTCGTCTACTGTCTTTCTCCAAGAACCTAGAGTACCTAGACTTGGCTATGTACTGCTGATAAAAATCCATCATTGTATTTCCTTTATTAATATTTCATATCTCTCTTCAATGATATCCTCAAATCTATCAAGGATATCTTCGGATGTTAGGTCAAGCAATTCAATGACATCAACCTCACTGAACTGCATCAACCTATGTTTAACTTCATCAATCGTCAGTTCCACCATAACGGATCTCTTCTTCATCTTCTTTATACATATCCTCATTAGTCATTACTACTAATGAAGCGTAGCCTGAGATGTCATGCCATGAATCATTAAGGTAGTAGTTACCGTTGAGTATCCTAGCTAGCTTGTTAGCAATCATGTCCATACTTTCTCTCATGTAGGGAGGCATGACCAAGTAATTCGGTGACTTTTTCATGACAGCTTTGATGTCCTGACTGATCTGACCTACTGTTTTATAGTGACCGTACTGTTCTTCTCTCTTGTTAAGAGTTTCTTTTATGTCCATACTGTTTCCTCAAATAATTAATTGACACTGGCATCTCATCAAAGCTACCATCGTTTACTTCGTTTAACATCCACACTCCTGACCATGAACCATTAGTCTGAGGTGTTAGATAACTCTCGTCGTGTTGATAGAAGATACCAGCAAAGATACCAGTGATACCCTTACCATCTGCCTTACGTCCAAAAGATATATCTCTATCTTGTACGTGTCCCATTATACACGACATGTGTTTCTTTTGCAAGAGTAAACCTGGGTTTGTTACTGGTCTGCCCATTACACCAGATGTAAAGTAATGACTGTATGCAATGCCATTAATGATTGGCACTTCCAGAAAGCCATGCACTTCCCACCCGTACTTCTTAAGATTAAAGTCAGAGTAACCTATCAGTCCTTCTAGTTTCCTATCGGATTCAATAGCTCTTTCTATCCGTTGCTCGTGGTTGCCGATAAGAAATATCTTCTTAGGTTTCCACACCTTCTTACGGTTAGCTCTCTGTCTCTTCTGCTCTTCGATGATAGGTTTCATGAATGTATCCATAGCTACGTTACCAGCTTTGATATCTTCACTGTATGTCCTACCTTCAAACGACTTCTTACCTACGTCATACACACTGAGGCTAGGCATGTCCCAATGATCTCCTAGATGTACGATCACATCGGGCTTAGTCTTAACAGCGTAGTGTCCTGCCCATTCTAAATGCTCGAACGAATGGTTAGGTTTGCACTGCGTGTCTGGGATAACTAAGTGTCTCATGTAGTTCTCTCCAGTAGTTGTAAATAATAGACCGCATCTATTACTACCAATGGGTCTGACTTGTTCTGCTTGATAACCAACACAGGTTCTCTACCTTCAGGACAGTTATCCTTAGCTTGAGCATAGTAATTATACACAGCTATTGAATCCCTTGACTTGCACTCTACTGATATGTTGAGCTTGTCACCTGCTGATTGAGAGAAGAGTATGTCCTCCCCTCCTGCACCCATGCTTGTTGATCTTACATCGTCTTTGGAAAAGGAAAAGAGTTCGAGGATTTGATCTCGGAACCATTGCTGGAGCTTTCTTCCTTTTGCTTTTGCGCTTTGGGTTTTGATTTTCTTCTCCTAATGTTTAAGAACTTGTTTAACCTAACTCTCTTCATCTTAGTTATCCAACCTTTGGGTATGTGTAACCTAGAGTTAGACTGGTCAATAGAGTATGCTGCAGCTAGTGTGATTGCTGAGCTATCTTCAGCTACTACAAACCCTATACTTAATACAGGATGGATGTCTGTCTTACCTAGAGGTTCCCACCCTGAGTCAGACAGTGCATCCCACCATTCAATGTAGGCTATTTCTGGAAACTCTTTGGTGTCCAAATCTGCCCAGGTTTTCTTCTTATCCATAACAACCTACCTCGTTCAGTTAATGTATCAATGTCACCTTCGTATGCTTCTAACACTGCATCAAATAACTCTTGTTCAGTAACCAAGTCTTTAAGTATCTTGCCTGCTTTAACTGGGCCTACACCTTTGAGACCTTGGATGTTATCAACTCTGTCACCTGTTAGAATCTGAATGTAAAAATTCTTTATTGCTTCTTCTTCTGTTACATAATACAAGTCCTCCTTAACAAAGTTATAATGCCAACCACGTAACATGTTTAAGTCTTTGTCAATAGACATGACGCATGTTGTATCTACGGGTGCATCATACACTGCAATACCAATAGCATCGTCAGCTTCCTGCCCTTCAATCAATTCAAAGCACCACTTATCCAACAAGTATTCTCTAAGGGCATCATAGTG